GATACACATGCTGGTAGAATGTTGTACCACAATGTTGCTGGTGCAGCTACTTTGACTTTACCTGCGATTAATTCAACTGCAGACTCAGGTGTTGCAGGTCCAGGTAACGATCCAAACTCAGCAAACAATTTAGGTGCTTCTTTTGAGATATACATTGGAACAACTAAAACAGGCAGCTTTATTTTACAAGTTGCTAACGCTAATGACACGATGACTGGTAATGCAATCATCGTTGATACGGATACAAACGACAATGCTGAAGGTTTTATGACTGCAGCTGCTTCAGATACTATTACTTTAAATGGTACTACAACTGGAGGATTAGCTGGAACAATCATAACTTGCAAAGCAATCGGTGCTAACAGATGGGGCGTACAAGTCCACACTGGTGGTACTGGTGATGCAGCTACACCTTTTAGTGCAGCAGTAAGTTAATAATTAATTTAGT